CCCCCAGGTTGCCGCCGTAAGCCTTGGCCAGTCCGGTGGTGACTGATTCCAGAGGCCTGCCAGTCTGCGCGCTGATATCGAGGGCCGTACTGAGTAGCCCTTGAGCCTTGCCAAGATCCTTGGTGGCCGTGGCCAGCTTCCCAAGGGCCGGCCTGAGCTCGTCATCGGCAACGCCAACGGACTGGGACAGCGTGCTGATGTAGTCCTCTGTCGAAACGACAGCGGCATCAGAGGCGCCTGTAACGCGCTTGAGCGTGCCTGCCAGCTTGTCGGCAGCCTGAGCGTCCTCCGCCGCCGCCTTGGCCGCCACAATGGCTCCCGCGCCAAGTGCGCCCAATGCCGCAGCTGCCGGCAGTGCAGCCTTGCGAACAAGAAAACCAGCTTTCTGGCCGGCGCCCTCAAGCTTCTGGAACTGGGCGACGGCCCTGTCAATGCCCTGGCCCTTGAAATCCGTGAGGATTGGGATGGTAATGGCCATTACGCGAATCCTCTCGGCAGCTCTGAAATCACTTGGCGTTCGACCTCAATTACTACCTTCTGGACAGCCTCGTTGATCTCGCTGGCATGAGCGTCAACAGTGGGCCACATCGCGCGCGGCGCCACGGTGCGAATGTTCCGGCCAAGCTCGTTGCCTAGCGTGACGGTCTCGAACAAGATGCCAGCTGGGTTAGCCTGGCTTATGTACACCACCGAGTTTTTGTTCTTGCGCGTCGAAGTCTTGATGGTCACTCCCCGGCGAACACTGGCCCAATTCCACGGGAAAATTGTGTAACCACGTTCGACGTTGGGCGTCCATTCGCGCACCATTCCGGAAAGCGGCATACGCGGGTACTTGGCACGGATGCTTTCGACCACCGGCTTGAGCAGTACCTTCATGTCGCGCGTGAACTGCTTGCGGAGGTTGGGGTCAATTTTCCGCAGAGCAGCAACCGTGTCTCGGACGCCCACGACCTCGACTTTGGCGTTGACCGGCACTAGCGGTTGCTTTCCTTGATGACCTCGAGAACGGTGTTCAGATCCTTCATGGTGAACGGCACCTCAGGGGGCCAGTAGCCGGTTGAAACGAGCACGACGGCTAGAGCTCGGCTGACTGTCCCCCGTCCGTAGGGAGCACATCGCGTCCATCCTCATCATCCACGACCTCGATCTCATCAACCGCGTCGAGGAAATCATCGAACTCCTCGGGGACCTCAATGCCAGCGTTGCCAGCTGCGGTCCAGGCCATGAACGCGATGTACTCCATCCGTGGCGACATTGAGAGCACCTGGGCTGAGGTGTCGAAGTGTCGCTCGAACTGCACGACAGCCTTGATGCTCGAAATGTCCACCACATGAGGAACACCGCCGATGGTGAAACGGATGTTGCCGGTGACTGCTTCTGCCATTGCTTCCCCTTGTCGTGAGTCCTATGGCGTGACGTCGCGGGCCCAGGTACCGCCCGAGAACGAAACTTCCATCACCTGCAGCTCGCCCACGGTGTAGGTGAGCGGGTAGTCGGCGATCATGGTGTTGGTGATCGTGTACTCAGGGTTGCTCGCGCTCACGGCGCCGGCGTCCTTCTTGACGACGATCACGGTATCGCCATCGCCGACCTCGCCGTTGATCGTGGCCTCGACACCGGACGCGCCATAGTCAACGTAAAACGTGATGGTGCCCTCGACTGTCTGCAGGCCGGCGGTCATCTGCGATCCGGTGTCGCCGAACGCGGTGCGATCGAGCGATGCGTAACCGAGCGTGAGGCTGATGCTCGAGCACTGATCCTTGAGGTCAACACCCGCGACGGTCAGCTCGTCCGGCTGGCTCAGGTAGGTGGTGGTGGCCATTTCGGCTAACTCCTTTGGGTCCCGACTCTGACGGTCAGATCATACGTGGGGACCTCCTGGCCCCCGATCTGCATGATCCCTGGTATGCCACGGATCACAGAAACATCACTGTCCATGATCGTGTCTGCTGTGGTAATGAGGTAATCCAGCGCATCGAGGTTGCCTGGCGGCGCTGCCAGGATCTGCACCCCGAATTCAATGTCGGCCACGTTGCTGTTGAAGCAAGTGAAGGTGGGCGGATCCACCAGCACCGTGAGCGGCCTGGCGTTGCGAATGTCGGTCACGACCTTGAGCCCCAGCGCCGTGAGGGTCGTGACCAGCGTGTCGCGGGCCTCAGAAAAGACGCCGGTGGCGCTCATGCGACCTGCGAACGGTTGACGCCGAGCAGCCTGTTGATCTGGCCGTGAGCGCCGAAGGCAACCGGCGTACCCATCTCCTCGAACGAAGCGTACGAGTCCACGCTGCCCCGTTCGCGGTACAGGCTGCCGGCGTACATGATCGTCCCGAGCTCGACGTCGCCACCAGGCACGGTGGTGAGGCTGTCGAAGTACCCGGCTTCCCGCCGGCGGCGGTAGGCATAGGCGTTCGCCGCGCCCACGCACTTGGTGATGAAGGCCGTGTCATTGGCCGTGGCCGACGAGATTCCCAGCCAGTCAATCACCATCTGATTGGTGATCCAGGTACAGGTTGCCGCGAAGCTGAGCGTGCCGCTCACGGGCCCGCGCTCGACGTCGGCGTGGGTCTTGGCCATCATCAGCTGGTTGAGGATGATGATCTCAGGCTCGAGGATGAAGTCGCCCTCATCATCAACGCCCAAAAAGCGGTACAGCGGTACTGCGACGACCGTGTAGGTCCCGTTCAGCGTTGCTCCGAGCCCCGTGAGCGTGACCGACTGCCCGATGCCAATATCGGTGTCCTCAAGGGTCTGGACGACAAGGTAGTCATCCGTCACCTGGCGATGAGTGATCGAATAGGAAGGCATGGCGGGCAGCCGGTCGGCTCAGCGGCTACTAGACGAACGCGGCCTTGACGAACTTGTCAGCGTCCAGCATGGTCGTGGCGAAGTAGCCACGCCAGGCCAGCGTGCGGCTCAGCTCGGTCGGGTTGTCCGTCGTGATGGCGCCCTTCTGCTGCTCGTAGATCTCGTACCCCGAGGCGTCGCCGATGATCAGCGTGCCGGAGGCGAAGTTGCGATCCACGATGACAGTGAGGCCGAAGGCGTTGCCGGCGTCAGAGCCGGGCGTCAGGTTGCCCAGGGCGTTCATCGGGCCGATCTGCGGGAACATCGGACGGTCGGCCGTGTCCGACAGGCCGATCAGGTCCTGCCAGATGCCAGGGTGCATGAACAGGTGCGTCGGCAGGTTGCCGTTCGACCCGCTCAGAATGTCCTTGGCAGCCTCGGCGATCCACGTTGCCCAGTAAGCCGGGTCCCCCGCGCTCGCGGCGGTGAAGTTGTTGCTATTGGTCACGCCGGACGCCAGCTGGTCGGCCGCGTAGTTGTCCGTGGCGTTGGCGTAGATGCGGCCCAGGTCATCGAGGATGAGGCTGAGCACAGCCGGGTCGGTCCAGTCCAGGTCCTGCTCGGAGATGTTGACGTACCCGCCAAACGTCTTCTTGGTGACCTGGATATCGTCCACGACGAACGTGCCGCTCTGCAGCGTGTCGAACTCGGCAGCCTGCTCGGCGATGCTGGTGTGGGTCACGACCTTCGGACGGATGAAGATCTTGCCGCCGCCAGGCATGGCGCGGGCGCCGATGGCGTCCACGACCGGGCGCCGGCCGATGTAGTTGTTGTACGCCGGCCCGACAATCGGGGTCGGCAGGATGCCAGGCGTGTCAGCCGTGGCGACCTCGGGCGCAGCTGCCATGACGGCACGCTGCACCTTCTCGAACTCCACGCCGCCCTTGAAGTACGCGGAGAGGTACTCCACAGGGCTGGGCAGCTCGGCCTTGGCGGCATAGATGATCGGGTTGGTGGGAATGGTGGCCTCGGCCTCGATGGGCTCCGCCACGGTCTCGGCTTCGGACATTTCCTCAGTCTCCTGCTCGATGTTGTCGTCGGTCTCCTGCGGGTCCTGCAGTTCCTGCTCCTGCCCCTCCTCTGCATCGGGGCTGGTCGCGGCGATCTCGGTGATGATCGCCTCACTGAAGGCGGGGATGGCCACCAGCGACAGCTCGGCCAGGTGGGCCTCTGTCACGGTCATCACGCCTTCGGCGTCTGTGGTGAACTTGATCGGCTGGGCGCCTACGCTCACTGAGTCATAGGCGCCAGCCTTGAGCAGTGCGATGGCGTCACGGCTCGGGCCCGTGTCGGCAAGGGCAGCCTCGAACTCGAGTCCGGTCTCGGTGTCGGTGAGCGTGTCCACGACGCCGCGCAGCTGGGTCAGATCGTGGTTCTCGATCAGCTTGGGCGCCTTCTGCGCCGGATCGAATGCGCCACGGGCGAACTTGACGCGCTGGCCATCGGACACAGTCGCCACCACATCCCAAGGCACAGCCAGGCCGGCGATGCGGGCCGGCCGGGTGTCGTCGCCCGCCTCGGCGGTGATGAGGCTGGCATCGGCGTTAAAACGGATCATTGCGGCAGCTCCACGGGTTGCGCCGGCACATTGTCCGGCATCTGCAGATCGGTGAACTCCTCGAGGTACTCATCCAGGGCGAATGCCACATGACGGCCACGCGGGAGAATGTCATCCATGCTGAGGCGCTCCTCGATGGCGTGGAGGATCGGCCTGGCGCCAAACAGGATCAGGTCTTGGCGGGCCTGCTGAGCGTTGGCGTAGGTCATGCCCGACTGGTCAATGGCCAGCAGGTACGCCGGAATGTCCATGAGCCGGCTGAGCTCCTTGGTCTGATACTCCCGGCCCTCGACCAATTGCAGCTTAGATGGATCGGTGTCGAATGAGGTGAACGAAACGTGCTCATTCAGTGCGCCGATGCTGTTGGTCCGGCGGTTCTGCGCCCAGGCGGCAGCCATCTCGGCCAACTCCTCGCCGCTCATCGGCTCGCCACCCTTCTGCTGCAGGTAGCCGGCGGCGATCTCGTTGGTGGCGAAACGCTCGGCAGACTGATCAAGCCTCAATGCGATCTGGATTGCGCGACGGCCCTGGTAGATGATCCCCTGGCTGCCGGAATGGAACTGCACCAGCTGGGAAACGTCCAGCGGCTGGCCGTTGAACTGCACGCGCTCGGCGGGCCCGAACCATTCCGGCGGCGCGTTGTCCGGCGTGTCGCAGAGGTTGGCCGGCAGCCACTGAAAGGTGGCCGGGAACCCGGTGCTGTAGCGGCTGGTGATCATCCAGAACGCGCGTCCATACAGGATAAGGTCGCGGGCCGTCTTGGCCATGATGAAGTTGCGCGTGACCTTTGGATCGGGCCGCGTCATCCAGCTCTCGCCCTCGACGTAGAGCTTCTCATAACGCTGGCCGGTCCACTGCAGGGTGTAGGTGCGGAGATTGAGCGTCGCCGCGACCGTGGACAGGAGGGAGATGGCCCTGGCCACGGTCGGGACGCTCAGGGCCTGTTCCTCCAACGCGCCCACGCTGTAGCCGATGAAGCTGTGGCCCTGCGGAGCACCGGCAGCTGCTGCAATAGGGGCCGACGCCATCGCGGGACTTGCCTTCACCTTCTTGAACAGGTCCATGGGATGATTGTCCCTTCCCTGGTAAGGCGTATCAAGGCCCCACGGAAAGCGATACGAAATGATGCCCGTGAGGGACAGTGGGGAAGTTACTGCCCCCCACGGACGCTGTAAAGTTATCTACCGAACGCGATGGCAGGCTTGGACCGTGACGCCGGCCGCGCAACCAGGGACGTTGCAAACACCATGCACCTGGCGAGTGTGATGGGCCCGCTCGACTTCTGCGAACTGAGCGCGAACCCGCGCTGGGTCTTGACGCCTACTGCGCGGTCCACGTGCTCGGCCAGCATCTGCTCGCCGGTGTGAACAATCCTGCCTTCCATCAGCAGCTGCCGGATGGTGCCGGTATGGGTCAGGATTTCGGCGTAACCCATCTGCACCTTCTTGCGCTCGAGCTCGGGCGGCGCGATCTCGAACAGCGAAGGCGTGAGCGCCACCTTTTCGCAGCTGGCGGCGCCGGCGGCAATGGAGCTCCAACAGCCGGCCAATGAGTCAGCCAGGAACTCCACGGTGACTCCTATACGTTCATCGTCCAGGCGCTGCGCCCTTACGCCGCAATACAGCGATTCGTCAATCGAGGAATCAACGGCCAGCACGCCGCCGGCGGGGATCTCATCAACTTTCAGCGAATCGAACAGACCAGGCGGCAGCCACGACCGCTCTGAGCTGATCCAAATGTTGAGCGATGCCCGCAGGAACGCGGCCTTGTCCACCTGCTCGGCCTCGTCCTGCAATACCTCGGGCTCGAGCGTGTAGCCCAGGGCCGGGTTGGCCAGCTTCCACAGATCCGGCCGGCTCATCGGATCAACGCCAGGTGGCACCGACCATTCAGCGAAATAGAGCTTGCTTTCCCGCTGCTCATCAATGGCCCTCAGCCCTTCCTCGCGCATCTGCAGCATGGCGTGGCTGTCCTCGGTGCCGGCGGTTGACCAGCATGACAGAAGCGGTGACTTCATCACGCGCTGCGATGGCAGGGCGCCATTGAGGAGGACGTCGCGCGAGATTCCCCACACCTCGTCAGCGATGATGTACGTGGGAGAGAACCCGTGAAACGCCTTGGGCGTCGCGGCCTGTACAAGCCACCTGGTCCCGTCCGGCATGATCGCTTCATTGCGCCCATAGCTCCACTTGACCTTGGCGTCGAACTGATCCTTGAGGATCGGGCCCAGCGCCTCGAAAATCTCAACAGCCAGGTCCAGCTGGTGCGCGGTGTTGATCACCATGATCGGCTCGCCGCGGCGCTTTGGCTCCTCGGTCAATGCCCACAGGATCAGCGCCTTCAATGCCATGGTCTTGCCGTTCTGCCTGGCAACCGAGACCAATGACCGCCGGCGCATGAGATTGCCGTCCTCGTCGTGCTCGAGCTGCCCATCGAGGGCCAGCCGTTGCCATGGCATGAGCTCGACGCCAAGCAGATCCTTGGCAACCTTGGCAACCTGGCTGCCGTAGGAAGCCGCCCCCCCAACTTCCGTCTGCAGCCGTGGGCGTATCAGCTCAGGACC